CTGTCGCGCAAAAACACACACAAAAAAGCCCCCCCAACCGTCATGGCGGGGTCGCCCTGAGGGAATTCCCGGTCATGACCGATTACACCCGTCCTGGGCCGTCCTAGCGCCATGTGGATCAAGATACGCAGCTGGCACATCATCCGAACCTGGACGCGCGTGCCTGGTCGCGCCATCACCCTGTGCGGTCGCAGCGCATTCGGTCCCACGGCGGACGGCTTCGGTGACGACAAGTCCTGTGAGACGTGCCTGCGCATCTCGGCCAAGGCGTGATAGCGGAGCGGACGCCGGCCGCCGTCGTCGGCCACGCGTCGCCGCGTATCGCCCCACCCCTGCCGTTACGGCACGGCCTCGCGGAGTATCGGCGCCAGTCGGCCGATCTCGACATCGTTCCGATGCCGTGGCAGGAGACGGCGGCTAGGTACGTGACGGCCCTAGGCCACGATGACCGCTGGCTATACCGTGACGTGGCCATCGTTGTGGCCCGTCAGAACGGGAAGACGACGCTAACCAAGCCGCTGATCGTGGCCAGGCTGAAGGCCGGCCGCCACATCATGCACATTGCCCAGAAGCGCGAGCTCCCCCGCATCATGTTCGAAGCCATTGCGGACGCGCTGGAGGAGTACCCTGACCTCTTCCCACGAAGGCGCGGCAAGATCATCTGGCCACGGAGGGGCGCCGGGTCAGAGTCCATCGTCCTGACCAACGGTGGCAGCTATCGCATCGCGGCGGCCATCGCGGGGAGCTCGCGCGGTCATAGCATGGACGACCTGTTGATCGACGAGCTCCGCGAAATGGACACCTTCGAAGTCATCAACAGCGCCAAGCCGGCCCAGCGCTTCAGCCTCAATCCGCAGACGATCTATCTCAGCAACATGGGCACGGAGCAGTCTGTCGTCCTCAATTCCCTTCGCACCCGCGCTCTGTCCGACGACCCATCACTCGCGTATCTAGAGTGGTCGGCCGATCCGAAGTACGACGCCGGTGACCTGGCCGGCTGGGTCCAGGCCAATCCCGCCATCAGTCCCGAGTACCCGCAAGTCCTCCGCGACCTGGAGACGGATTACGTGGCCGCCAAGCTGGGCGGCAACATGGCCGGGTTCGAAACCGAGGCCCTGTGCCGGCTCGTGCCGTCCATCCGCCCGCGCCTCGTGGATGAATTCGCGTGGGCACAGTGCCGGCGCCCCGTGGGAGGTCCGAGGGCGCCGGTCATGGCCGTCTCGATGACCCCAGACGGCACGAGGGCAGCCGCCGCGATGGCGTGGCAGATGGCGGACGGCACGATAGCACTCCGCCTTGTCTACGACGTCACGGGCAGTCCCATCGACGTCAAGGCCCTTGGCGAGGACATCAGCGAGGATGCCCGCAAGGCCGGCGTCATCAAGGTCGGCATCGACCCGCTGACCGACGCGGAGCTCGCCAAGTACCTGAGAAAGCCCGTGAAGGTGACCGGTCAGGAGTACGCCAATGCGTCCGCCCTGTTCGTCAACCTCATCACTGGCGGCCGTCTGCGTTGGCAGGACTGCGAGGCCGTCACAGACGACTTGGCGTGGACCGCACGCAAGGATCACGACGATACCGGGCACTTCCAAGCGGTCAGGATGGCCGATGACCATTCCATCCCAGCTGCCCTCGCATCGATCCGGGCCGTTTGGCTCGCCTCAGGCCCGTCCACCGCTAGAGCGAGGATTTACTAATGTCCGTCACGTCGTTCCTGAAAGAGATGTTCCGCGTCAATGAGCCGGCCCCGCAGACACGATCCGGTGACAGCATCGACGACCTCCTCGCCAGGCTGAGACCGAGCGGCCCGTGGGCCATCCAGGGCGTCAACGACGCGCTCAGCGTGCCGTCGATCTTCCGCGCCGTGGCGCTCATCTCAACGACCATCGGATCGCTGAGCCTCAATGCCTACCGCAACGGGGCACTCATGGCCCCGGATGATCGGCCCCGCGTCGTCGTGCGGCCCGATCCGTTCCGCAAGCCTCGTGCGTTCTTCCGTGACACCGGCTGGAACATGGCCACCCGTGGCGAGGCGTGGTGGTGGGTCGCCAAGCGGGACGCGGACGGCCAGGCCCTATCGCTCGTCAACCTCAATCCCGTGGAAGTGTTCACACAGGACAACCCGAGCGATGCCCGTTTCCCTGACGTGACGTGGCGCGGCCTGACGACGATCCGACCCGTGCCGGCCAACATGACCGGCGTAGCACGCGAGGACTTCCGGCACCTTCCATTCGTCCAGCGTGACGGCGACTGGCGCGGCGTGGGGCCGCTCCAGCTGTGCGGCGCCGCTATCTCCGTCGCGGTCGAGTCCCAGGACTTTGCTGCCAACTTCTACGCCGATGGAGGCTACCCGTCCACCGTCATCAAGGCCGCCGGCATGCTGTCGCCGTCGCTGGACCCGGTATCGGGACTGTCAGAGGCCGACGAGCTCCGTGCCCAATGGACGACGGCCCCCAATAACGTCCCGAAGGTGGTCGATGCGGCCATCGACTCCATCACGCAGCACGAACCGGACGTGTCGCGCGTTCAGATGCTCGCTGCGAGGGACTATCAGAACGGCGAGGCCGGCCGCATGTTTGGCATTCCGGGTTCGTTGCTCGACTATCAGACGCCCGGGAGCTCGCTCACCTATCAGAACCTGGAGGGTGAATTCACCAAATGGGTCCGGGGCGGCCTGTGGCCCTACTTCCTGGAGGAAATCGAACAGGAGATGTCCGACCTTCTGACCCGATCCACGGTCGCACGCTTCAACATCGATGCTCTGGAGCGTCCCGACATGAAGACGCGCTATGAGGTCTACGACCTTGGCATCAAGTCCGGTGTCTTGACGCCTGAGATGGCACAGGAGAAGGAAGGCATCCTGCCGGGCGACGTGGAGAACGCGCCTATTCCGTTCGCCCAGCCGGCCGCCATCCCGTCCGCCGTGTCATTTGAGACGCGGAGCGCCCAACCGGTCCGCTGTGACGGCCTCAGGACGCTCAAGGGCATCATCCGGCCGTGTGGGAAGCTCCTCGCAGAGGCGGGGCCGTTCGTGGGCACGTGTACGCGCTGTGGGAAGGTGCATGGGGAGGTCGTGGCGGCATGAGCAAGGGCAAACCACGCAAGTCGGGCGTCAAGGGCACCAACACGCTGCCCGCATCGGCCTTCGCCTACCCGAAGAGCCGTGCGTACCCGATCAATACGAAGGCCAGGGCACGCGCAGCACTCGCCAGGGCGGCGCAGAAGGGCACGAAGGGCAGCTATGAGGCCGTCCGCAAGGCCGTCAAGGCCAAGTACGGCGACAGTATCAAGACAAAAGGTTGACGCCGGCCCCTTCGCGGGCCCACACTAGCGCCGTAGGCGCGTATCCATCCAGGGTCTGAGGGCATCAGACGCGTCTACCTAACCGAATACTCACGGCCCGTGCGCCTTGTCGCCAGTGCTGCCAATCGTCGGCCTCCCCCCACGCGGAAACGTCCGCTAGAGCGTGGTTGGGAGGTCTTTCCCTATGGCAGTCCGGTTCGAATGGCAGACATACCCAAACGGGCGCCGTCGTTACGTGCGGATCGTGGACGACGAGCCATCTGCGCCGCGCGTCGCCTCCAAGCGGACGCGGATCATCGCTGACAGCAAGGCGGCGCCGGCACCAAAGAAGCGTGGCCGGCCACCGAAGGCCAAGCCCGTAGAGACGCCGGCCCCTGTCGTCATCGAGGACGCGTCCGATGAGTGACGACCTCCAGACGATCAGCGTTGAAACCGACGTCGATGTCCAGGTACGCGACGTCGCCAAGCGCGAGCTCGACGTGCGCCTCGTGCCGTGGGACACGATCATCGAAACCGTCTCCGGTCAGGAGATGTTCACGCGCGGCGCCTTTGCCGATACGCCTAACGACGGCTTGATGCTCATGGGCATGGAGCACGAGGCGCACTTCGGCATTGGCCAGGACGGCGGGCCGAAGATGACCCGTCACGCCGTAGGCCGTTCCACGAAGGTGTGGGAGGCCGACGACGGCGCGTACGCCACGTTCAGGGTCGGTCGCACGGCGGCCGGTGACGATCTTCTCGCACTCGCGGAGGACGGCATCGTACGCGGCGTGTCGGCCGAGTTCGTGTTGCTGCCGGACGGCACCAACATCGTCAATCGCGGCGGTCGCCGCGTGAATGTCCGCACCCGTGTCAAGGCGACCGGGGCATCGTTGACGTACCAGCCGGCCTATGGTGGCCGGTCCACGGTACTGGCAGTCAGAGCAGAGGAGACAGATACCGTGGCATCAGAGACCCCCGACCCGACGCCGCCGGCCCCGGAGCCGACGCCGCCGACACTCGACCTTGCGCCGCTCACGCGGAGCATCGACGATCATTTCGCCAGGTTCGCGGATCGGCTCGATAAGGTCGAGGAGAACGCCCGCGCGTCGTTTGTGGTCCCCGCACCGAAGCGGAACGATCCGAGCGTCAGTGCCGGCCGTTGGATGAAGACGGCGCTTGCCGCCCTGACCGGTGAGCGCATCCCGGCCGAAGAGATGCGCGTGATGGCCGACTTGATCACGTCCGATAATCTCGGCGTGGTCCCTGAGGCCCACCTGACCGAGCTCATCGGCATCATCGACACGGGCCGGCCCTTCCTGGGCAGCACGCGGCGCATCCCGACCCCGGCGGCCGGCATGACGCTCAATGTGCCCGTCATCACGACCCGGCCCACGGCCGGCGTCCAGGTGAATGAGAAGGACGACATCACGAGCACGGAGACGAGCATCACGTCCACCGGCTTCGATGCGCTGACCATCGCCGGCGGCGGCGACATCTCGCTGCAGCTTTTGAAGCGGTCCGATCCGTCGTACCTGGAGCTTTACCTGCAGCTGCTTGCCGAGGCCGTGGCCGAGAATGCCGAGGCCGAGGCCATCGCGGCGCTCCTCGCGTCCGGCGTCAGTGCCGGCACGGGCACCATCGACTTCGATGACCTCCTCATTGGCGAGGCGTGGACGAATGCCATCGCGGTCCGTCAGCGCCCCACCACGATGTGGCTGAGCTCTGACGCCGTGGCGGCCGTCATCGACGCCAAAGCCAGCGGCACCAATGCCCCGCTGTACTCCAACCTGAACGCCAACTTCACGGTCGGCGGCGGGGCCGGTGGCACGATCAGCGGCCTTACGCCGGTCTACGTTCCGGCGCTCGATGGCACCGGCACTGACGTCCTCATCGGGCCGCGAAACGGCTTCGCGTGGGCCGAGGATGGCGCCTTCACCCT